CAACGCCGTTGAAATGCAACGCATGGTCAAGCAATGGCCCGAACTCCACGCCCTGGTGCAAGACCTGCAGGCGCAGGGCCTGTTCCCCGGCCTGCGTGGCCTGTCAGTCACGCTCACGGGCAGCGCAGCGTTTGTGGCTGGGGGGATAGACGCAGTCAACCAAATAAACGCGCCACAGGCCGTTTAAACGCGAAAGGCCCCGCCCCCATGCAAGTCAACATCCAAATCGAAGGCCTGACCGAAGTGCGCGCCATGCTGGGCAACGCGGCCAAGCAGGCCAATTTTGCGGCCAGCCGCGCGCTCAACACATCGGCCTACGCCATCAACGACCGGCTTAAAAAAGACATGGCCGCCACCTTCAAGGGCGGCGCCACCCCCTACACCCTGCGCGCCTTCAGCGTCAAACGCGCCGACCGCGCCACCCTGACCGCCGAGGTCGCGCTGCGCACCGACGGCCCAGGCGGCACCGGCACCGCCTACAACAAGGCGCTGGCCCACCTGTTCACCGGAGGCAGCCGCAAGTACAAAAACATCGAGGGCTGGCTGCGTGGCCGCGGCCTGCTGCCCAGCGGCCTCACCATCGCGCCCGGCGCCGGCATGCCGCTGGACAAATACGGCAACATGCGCCGCGCCGCGCTGACCGAGATGCTGGGCGCCATCGGCACCCAGCGCCAGGGCCTGCGCATCTACCGCCGCACCGGCGCGGGCAAGGCACAAAAGGCCACCGCCTACTTTGTGGTCCAGCCCGGCGCCACCACCCACCTGCACCCCGGCATCTACAAACGCATCGAGACCGGCGCCACCAGCACCCTCAAACCCATGGTGCTGTACGTCGACCCCACCACCTACCGCAAATTCATCGACCTCGACAAGCTCGGGCGCGAGGTGGTCGCCAAAACCTTCCAGCCCGCCTTTGACGCCGAACTGCGCCGCGCCCTGGCCAACGCAAAGTAAAGCCAAATGACCGACCCCAACGCCATCACCCGCCAGCAGCTGGCCGACCTGATCGGCGCGCGCAGCCCCAGCTACATCAACGAGCTGGAAAAAAATGGCCGCGCCATCCGCGCGCCTGACGGCAAGCTGTGGCTCAAGGCCGAGAGCCTGGCCGCCTACCGGGCCGGCAAAGACCCCAGCAAGCAGGCCGTGGCCGACCGCCATGCCGCCGCCCGTGCCGCGTCAGAGCGTCAGCCCACTGACGGCAACACTGACGCGCCCATGGACGCGCCGCTGGCCCAGGCCAGCAACGCCCGCGCCGACCAGATCGGCAGCAGCTACCAGCAGGCCCGCGCCGTCAAGGAAAAATTTGGCGCCCTGGAGGCCAAGCGCGCCTACGAGGTCGCCATCGGCACCCTGCGCGATGCCCGCGAGGTTGAGGGCCTGGTGGCCACCGCCATGGTCGAGATCCGCCAGCGCCTGGAAAACCTCGCCACCAGCATCGCCCCGGTGGTGGCCGCGCAGGCCGACGAGACCGCCGTGCGCAGCACCCTGCGCGAAGCCTTCGAGCACACCCTGAAAAGTGCCAGCCACCATTTTGACCAACTCCGAAAGACCGCCCAGCCATGACCGCCCCGCACCTGCCCGACACCATCGAACACCTGGCCACCGATGCCCTGGTGCCCTACGCCCGCAACAGCCGCACGCACAGCGCCGAGCAGGTGGCGCAAATCGCCGCCAGCATCACCGAATTTGGCTTTACCAACCCGGTGCTCATCGACGCCGACAACACCCTCATCGCCGGCCATGGCCGCGTGCTGGCCGCGCAGCAGCTGGGCCTGGCCACCGTGCCCGCCATCCGCCTGGCGCACCTGACCAGCGCCCAGCGCCGCGCCTATGTGATCGCCGACAACAAACTGGCCGAAAACGCCGGCTGGGACATGGCCACCCTGGCGCGCGAGGTGGAAGACCTGCAGGCCGACGGCTACGACATCGACCTGCTGGGCTTTGGCGATGATGAGCTGGCCGATTTGCTGGGCACCACCAACAAAGACCCTGACACGGGCGTCGACGGCTCTAACATCGACGACGCGCCCGATGTTCTGCCAGCGCCCACCACGCAGACTGGCGACCTTTGGCTGCTGGGCCAGCACCGTGTTGTTTGTGGTGATTCAACCTCCAAGCAAAACGTCCAGAGATTGATGGCAGGGGGGGGGGCTGATATGTGTTGGACCGACCCTCCCTACAACGTGGCCTATGAGACCAAAGCCGGGAAAATTGACAACGACGACTTGAGCGACAAGGAATTTAAGGCATTTTTGGTCGCCGCCTTCCAGGCAGCCTTTGATGCATTGAAGCCTGGAGCGGCCATTTATGTGGCGCATGCCGACACCGAAGGTTTGAACTTCAGATCCGCATTTTCCAGAGCCGGGTTCAAGTTGTCAGGCTGCCTTGTCTGGCGCAAGAACGCCCTAGTGCTGGGTCGCAGCGATTACCAGTGGCAGCACGAGCCCATACTGTATGGCTGGAAACCCGGCGCAGCCCACCGCTGGTTTGGCGGCAGAAAACAAACCACCATCGTCGAGATGCCCAGCGCAGAGTCGCCATTCCAGTTGCGCCCCGATGGCAAGTTCGAGATCCAACTTGGCAACAGCGTTATGGTGGTTGACGGCAATGCCACCGTGGAAGACATGCTGACTAGCGTCATCCTGGAATCAAAACCCAGCCGCAGCGAAGGCCACCCCACCATGAAACCCGTGGCACTGGTCGAGCGCATGCTGCGCAACAGTGCCAAAAAAGCCAACGTCGTGTTGGATTTGTTTGGTGGCAGTGGCAGCACCCTTATGGCCGCTGACCGGCTTGGCATGTGCGCTAGGCTGTCAGAACTCGACCCCAAATACGTCGACGTCATCGTCACCCGCTGGCAGCAATTCACCGGCAAAACCGCCACGCTCGAGGCCACCGGCCAAACCTTTGAGCAAGTCAGGCAGCACCGCCTGGCCGTCACCGCCTAAGCCAGCCACCCCATGCAGCCCGCGCCCAACCCCGCCAAGCCCCCCAGCGCCGCGCCCGGCATTTACGCGGCCATCAGCCGTGCGCTGGCACCGCGCCCGGCGCTCACGGTGAGCGAGTGGGCCGACACCGAGCGGCGCCTGTCCAGCAAGGGCAGCGCCATGGCCGGGCAGTGGGTCACCGCGGCCAACCCGCCGCTGGGCGAGCCGATGGACTGCATCAGCGTGCACAGCCCGGTGCGCGAGACCGTGCTGATGTGGCCCATCCAGTTCGGCAAGACCGAGGTGGCCATCAACGCCCTGGGCTACTGCATGGACCACGACCCCGGCCCGGTCATGGTGTGCCTGCCGGGCGAGGTGAGCATGAACAAGTGGGTGGCGCAAAAGCTCAACCCGATGATTGATGAGTCGCCCGCCGTCAAGCGCGCGCTCACCAGCGTGGCCAGCCGCGACAGCGCCAACACCCGCACCTTCAAGGACTTTGCCGGCGGCCAGCTTTACCTGGAACACGCGGGCAGCCCCAGCCGCCTCAAGTCCACCACGGTGCGCACCATGATCGTCGATGAGGTTGACGAGTTTTCAAACAACCTGAGCGGTGGCGACGACCCGCTGGAAATGCTCAAAGGCCGCACCAGCGCCTTCCCGGCCACGTCCAAAAGCCTGTACATCAGCAGCCCGCAGATCAAGGGCTTGAGCCGCATCGAGCAGCTTTGGAACAAGTCCGACCAGCGCCGCTACCATGTGCCGTGCCCGCACTGCGGCCACATGCAGCACCTGCAGTGGGCCGGCCTGCACTGGACGCCCGACGCCAAGCAGTGCTGGTACGTGTGCCAGGAGTGCGGCGCCACCATTGACGAGCACCACAAGACCGCCATGATCGCCGCCGGCGCCTGGGTGCCCGACAACCCCGGCGCCAAAATGCGCGGCTACCACATCAACTGCCTTTACTACCAGTTCGGCCTGGGGCCGCGCTGGCTGGACCTGATCGAGACCTGGCGCGACGTGCAGTCTGAGCCCGCGCGCCTCAAAACCTTTGTGAATGACCGCCTGGCCGAGCCCTGGGAAGACGCCGCCATGCGCGCCGTCAAGCACAACGCCATCAGCGACCGCGCCGAGCCCTACACCCTGCGCACCGCCCCGCACGGCGTGCTGGCCATCACCGCCGGCATCGACACGCAAGACAACCGCCTGGCCGTGCAGATCGTCGGC